CTGCATGTATTGTGTCTCATAAACGATAGGGCTTACCTCTTTCAAATGATACAGTTCCTCTAATGTGAACTTAAAAGACCACAAAGATTCCTCTTTGCCCTCTTCGTCATAGATTATCGCTGGTAAGGACAGTGTTTTCCATACACCCGGCTCTGCCTCCTCTAAATATCCGCATAAATCATGTTCGTGCAGCCGTTGCATAATTATGATAATTGGCGTATTTCGTGAGTTGACACGGTTGCGGATTGTTGTTTCAAAGCGTCTATTAACGGTCTCTCTGACCGCATCGGAAAGAGCGTCCTCTGGTCTTATCGGGTCATCAATGATAATTGCCCCATTGAAATTGTTCGGATTAAAACGTTCTTCAAATGCGCCCCTTTCTATATGTTCACTTTCCAACCGACCTGCGCCGAAACCTGTTATCTGACCGAGTGTAGAGGTTGCATAGAACTCACCCCCTTGTAATGTGTGCCAATGGTCACGAGCGTCCATTTTGTATTGTGTTGCTGCTTCAAAGCAGTAGCGAAAGTATGGATTAGCCATATATTGTTTTATGGCGATTGAATTCCCTGTAACCAGACTCCAAGAATATGAGAGATGCAGGAAACGACACATAGGGTTAAGGGCAAAACAAAAGGCTGGAAACAATCTTGAAACAAGCTCGGTTTTTCCGTAGCGAGGTCCAATGTTGATTATCAGCCTATTAGTCTTGCCTTTCACGACATCCATCAACGCATCGCATATCAGTTTATGATGTTCCCCAACGATGTATTCATTCTTCGTCTGCGCATAGAACATTTTTTTTGCGAATGTAAGGAAGTCGGATGCCAAAAGCATTCTATGTGCCTCACGATTAATATCCATTCATCGTTCTTAGCTTTTCAAAATCCTCTTCTGTCAGCTTAGGTATATTGTCATCCATTGACACTTGATTGATTTGCAAGTCAGCCAATCCATTCAAACGAGCTACGATATTGCCATCAAACTGCCTTAATATTGCACCATCGACTTGTTGAGTCGTTACAACGCTCTCAATCCACGTAAAGACCTCTAAAAACCCCTTAGTATCTTTATAGCTTCTCTTTAAGTCAGCCCACTTTGATGTACACCCCAAGAATGCCAAGATGCCATACAGCGTGTATGCTCTTTGCTTAACTTGCGTATTCTGTGAAACGCCAGTTGACTTGCCGTCTCCATTCTCGTGCAGAGCTTGGTTCGCTGACTTTATCTGCCACGGATGTTCGTCAATATACTTGAAGTAAGCGAGTGCACCGTCAAGCAATTCTTGTGGGGATCCGAACTTACGGGGTCGACCACTAAGATTAGGCTTGGCACACACCTGCCAGAATTTTAGTTCCCCTCCTTGCGGAGTTTCCTTATTTGCCGTTTCTTTCTTATTCGCCATACGCTATTGTTTAATGATAATCTTGCGACCACACTTAGAACACGTTATTTCGAGATAGTTTCTGTTCTTTGCTTGCATTGCCTCTGCCTCGCCTTTGAGGTCTTGCTTGAACTGCGCTTCCGCTTTTTGTGCCTTTTCGATTTCTTTCTGTGTGGGCTGATGTTCCTCTTCCACCTTTGGGTTAAGGAACTCGGAGGTTTTCTTTATGTCTTGCGGCATCTCGCTTGCCATGCCGAGCATACTCACAAGGTTCTCATCGAAACAGAATTGCAAGTCATTCACATTCGGGAGGTAAGACAGCTCTTTCTTTAGTTTCTGCTCATTCCAAAGAGCAAACTCGCCTGTCTTGTTGTCAGCAATGCGGTACTTTTTTATTTCCTCGTCTGACAAGTCTTTAAGAACTACGCAAGGCAACTCTGTCAACCCTGCTTTTATTGCAGCTTTGTAGATAGCGTTGCCTGCCGCAATAACGCCATCCTTGTCTATCATTATGGGTTGCTGAACACCGAAACGCTTTATGCTTTCGGTTATCATGTCAACTGCCTCGTCTGTGTTATGCGAGCCTTCATATGGCTTAATGTCGCCAATCTTCTTGATTACGACCTTGTCATTGTATTTGATGTTTTCCATATTACTCTAATGTTACTGTTTCAATGTTATAGCAATAAGGGCAGAGGATTTTCATCTTTCTGCATCCGTCCTCATCCAAGTATGGTTTGTAAAGTGAACTGTAGTCTATTGTTGTAGAAGATTTCTCTGTTCCAAAATCGCTTTCTTCACTGCCTTCATCTTCTTCTGAATCACCAACTGTATTAGACTGTGTGGTGTAATAGTTCTCGTTGCCTTCTCCGTAATAGTTCGCATCATCAGAAGCGTCTGTCGCATTCTCGGTCGGATCAAAGTCCATGCTTGTAGGCATCTGCGCCGAGAAGTCTATGGGATGCAACATACTGTCAATATTCTCAAAGAAGAAATCCTGCATATCGTCAGGGATAGACAATGCCTTTAGTTCCTCAATCAGTTTTTCTTCGTTGTAAGACGATTTCTCTGCGAGCTTATTGTCCGCAATACGAAACATCTTTGCCTGCTCCTCATCCATGTCAGAGTAGATAACTGGTATCTTCTCCAAGTTCATCTGAAAGGCTGCGAGATAGCGTGTGTGCCCTGCGATAATCACTCCGTCTTTATCAACTATAAGAGGTTTCGTAAAACCAAATTTGCGTATTGATTGCTTTACAGGGTTAATGGCGTTGATATTGTTCCTCGGGTTGTTGAAGTACGGCTTTATGTTGCCAATATTCACCAATTTAATCTTCATATTGCTCATTCTCTTTCAGATTTAGATGTTCCTCTATCTTATTTGATGGCAAAATCACGTCTATTGCCTTGTTGTACTGATAGTTCTTGAAAATCTTTGCGAAACCAGTGATGTACATCAGCTTCACAAACTCTTTCTTTTCAAGCCCAAGTTTCTTACATATCTCTCGCTCCGAACATCCGTCTTTCAACATAGTGAAGACAATGTTTGTCATGCCGTCAACAGAGTGGCTACCACGAGCACGGTTATGTCGCACGGTGGATGCCATACGTTGGTCTATGTTCTTATCAAGAACAACGATAGGCAACTTGCCGTGACAACGCTTGTCTATATCTGGGTATTTGCGGATGATAAGGTTTCGATGGAAACCGTCTATAATGACGTATTTCTTCACGCTTTCATCCCACACTGTTACGATGGGCTGCGTATAACCATCTTCTCTTACAGAGGTGTATAGCAGTTCCATCTCCTTTGCCGCTACGCTGTTCGGATTATAGTTGTTGGCAACAACATTCTCCTTGTCTATCCATAAAATGCGGGAGACAGGGTTCTCTCTCTCTGGCGAAAGCTGATATATGACTTCGCTAAGAGAATTTAGGAATGCGAACTTATCATCCGCCTCCTCATACGCTTTCTTTATTTGCTCTTTTAAGTCCATCTTTATATTGTAAAAAGTTAACGACCCAACCATAATCACAATTCACGACACCAGACAAAGGAAAATCTTCGTAAATTATTGATTGAACGAATTGCCTGCCGATTTCCTTTTCTTGATTAACAAGAAACGATTGGTATTCTGGCGCAGCGCATTTTTTCCTCCATCGGCGCAAATAAGAATAATATCCATTGCGGAATTTCTTCTTATTGGTATCAAGTTCGACAATGTTGTCTATAAGATAATTCACATAATCCTCCCAATCCTTGAAATAAGGCGGCAATGTTTGAGCAAACATTGACAGCATGTCAAGTGACTGCACCGATGAATTGATGTTATCAACTCGTTTCAAGGCTTTCTCGTAAAATGCCGGCGCATATTCTTTCAAGTCTTTCAGCGTGAATATAGAGCTTTCGTGAATGAAAGATGACACACGGCATTTGCCAATAGGACGTTTAGTAAGCATATAGTTGTATAGCTTACAATACTCAAACCTGTTGCTGAAAATGTAATACCAAACATCGTTTGCCGACCAATCCCAAATAGGGCACAAGGTCAAACGCTTGTCATTCTTACTCCATACGGGAGTGCCTCCATTGCGAGAGAGCAGTCTTCTTCGTTTTGGTGACTCTTCGATACGCATCCCATTAAAGGTAACAAGGTCTTTTCCGAAATGGTACTCCATGCAACTATCAAGCGTTTCAGAGAAATACTGATGCTTTGGATATATTATGTCCGTTATCGTTCCGCTTGACTCTTTGTCGCGCACCCATTTCTCTCCTGGTCCCCACACGTTGAACCAATCACCCTTTGATGCGTTCCATTCCTGAAAGAAGCACTGAATCCAATAAGGCTCAACCCAGTCGTAATTCATTACCTTTCTTGTGTATTCTATCGTCTGCGGTGCTTCAACTTCTTGGTCAAGGAATAGGACAGGAATCCTTTTTATACCGAACTCGCCCATAACCTCATGCACAAGATGCAAGACCGTGGAAGAATCTTTTCCACCAGAAAAAGTTACGCAAAACTTCTTCCCTGCATTTTGGCGGAAGGCATCACGTATCCTGTCCTTGGCTGCTTCATAAACATTCTTTTCCGAATAAAAAATCATATCGTCTGTACTACAAAATAATTGTTATATCTGTAAACCGCGCAACATTCTCCGAATATCTTTCGTAGCTCTTCTTGCGTGTATTTATTAAACTTAGGGTGAATGCCAGTCTTGTTGTATGTCTGTGGTGTATAGTCATCGGCATAAAACATCAAGAATTTTTTCATGCTTGTTTTACCGAACAATTCTACGCAACCTTTGTCCACGTAAGAAATCGACCCATATAAACTAATCCAATTAGAAAAATTTGATGTACGTTTGCCGTCAAAAAATTCTTCAAAAGACAGCTCGAATGTCAGATACTCTGGGTGCTTCTTCTTGAATATGTCAAGCATACGAATTGATGGGTCTATTCCGCAATAATCATCGGGAGGAATGTCAGCGATTTCCACGAGAAGCCCTGTGCCACATCCAATATCAATCACTCCGCCCTTAAGATTCCCCAATAATTTGCTTGTTACAGCATCCTCCTGCTTGCTTTCTTTGTCAACAAACAAAGAATCGTAGGTATTCGCAATTTTATCGTATTCGTTCATATCAATTTCTCTTCCATTTTTTGTCGCTACGACCAGAACTACGCTTGGGATTTATCAGCGATTTACTATGTTTGTGATTAACAAGATGCGGAAACCATGCAAGGTATTTCATCTTGTTTTTTTTCATCCAGTCAGCCATCATAATATCATATCCTGTGGGGTGTATCTCTTTTTTATCCCATTCTGCATAAAAATTTGCTATTAGCGGCCCCATACCAGCAGGAATGTAAAAGCATTGGTTCATCATGAAAGAACGCCCCGATACAAAATGCGGTTTGCCAATTTCGTAATCTTCTTTACGCAAAGAAAAGAAATTGATAATAGTTTCGGGATATTGATTGATTGCATCAATGACTTTCTCTAAGAAACCGTCACACAATTCTATGTCATCTTCTATATGAATGCATGGATTCTCGGTCATATTCATAGAGTTAAGGAAATTCGCCATTGCGTCATGTTGGTAGTCAACACATTCTCGCAAATTTGGAATGGCCTCATGAAGGTAGCTTATATCACGCCCTCCGAAAGCAGTTGTCATTACTATAAATTCGGGTTGTATCATATCTGGATAATTATTCATTGTTTACTTGTGCTGCCATTTGCATGGTGTAGGCTTGTTCCTCACGTATCTCCTGCATGGTTTTGTCTGCGTCCTTCGATTTGCCGTAACGCATAATGCTCTCTCGCTGGCTCATCAAGGGCTTGCCTCCATTGGCTGCTACACCCTTGTTGATTTCCAGCTGTTCATCGTCTTGAATGAACGGAGTTATGACGTGCTCGATGTCTATCTCGTCAACTTTGCCGGCTAAGTCTGTGCGTATCTCCTTGACGAAAGCCTTAATGACATTACCCTCACGCTCCAAGAACTCCACAACCGAGCCTTTCTCATCGTTGACTTTGAGGTGTGCGTCTGTGAAGAGCAGTCTTCGTGCATCATAACCGACCTGTCCGATACCTGCAAGTTTCTCGAATGACACGTCAGGCATCTGCCCTTGCATCCAAAAGAGTTTCAGAAGTTGGTCTATGTGGTTCTTAACCGCTTCGGTGGACTGCGACCAAGAGACGTATGACACATCGCCGCCGTCTTCCATACGGAACAACCTGCGGCTTGCACCCTTGTTCTCGTCCTCGTTCATTATCTCGCCAGTAACCTTTAAGATAGGCGCAGCATTGTAAGCCACGACATCAGACTGTCTTGACAGGGTGTATTCCAGTTCGTCACGCAGAACCGACAATCCCCAATAGATAGGCTTGGGGCGATAGATGTAGATGCAAGGTATCTTCATCAACGTTATTCGGGTTCGCTCTATCTCCACCCATTTGCCGTCATCGTAACGCCATTTGATGTGCGTCTGATTGGTGTAGGTCTCGAAGAATGTTATTTCGTTTCCACTTACGTCCTTACGCTTGTATTCAATCGACATGGCAACCATATCATTATACTCATCAAACAGCGGATATAACTTATATCCCGCCATAGGAGAGTACGTATTTACACGGAGTTTCATTCTACTCTCAAAGCCATACTCCTTGTTCACGCTTGGTATCGTGTACCAAATGGAGACAGCCTCGCAAGTTGCGAAATACTCCCTCAGACGCTTTATGTTTTCCGAATTGATACGGGCACGCTTATAAATGGATTCTATGACCTTTACAATCTCTTGCTTGTCCTTGTCATCATCAACGTTGTGATAGATGCGCTTCACTGGTATGGAAACCATAAACTCCACCATTCTGTTGACGAGTAACTTTTCAAGACCTACGGTTATACGTGCAGCCTTGTCAAGCTTTCCGTTCACGGCATGGTCTTCCCTGCTCATATGGTCGGTCATTATCCTATGCAAGGTAGGCTCGAAATCCAACAAGAGTTCACTCCACGGCTCAATGTCAAGTGTCTTTTCCTTGAGCCGTGTTATCGTTTCATCAACTCTTTGAGTGTCGTCAAACAGGTATTCAATATCCACCATAGCGTTATTC